ACAAGCCGAAGTCGAAGCACTCAAATCTGAAGTAGTGACACTCAAATCATTAATTGAAGATATGAAAGCCGAATTTAGCGAGTCACTTAAATCTATGCAAGAAGAATTTAACAAAACTTTAACCGAATCTTTAACCCCAGTAGCAGAGAAATCTGAAGGCGAAGAAGAAGAGGTTGAAGAAGAACCAGTAGATGAGGAAGCCACTGAAGAACCAGTCGAAGAGGCCGCCGAGGAAACTACTGAAGAAGAAGTCGAAGAACCAGTAACTGAAGAAGAACCTGTTGCTGAAAAAGGACACAGTAAATCAGAACCTGTGCATGATAATATTGAAGCTGCGAAAAGCAGACCACAAAACATCTACGAAGCCTTAGGAAGAAACCCTGATGGAACCCGTAGAAAATAATTTTTATGTGATGTGATTACATATGGTAAATGAACATATTTTATCCCAACTCGTTAATGACAACGAAAAAGAAGTATTTAAAAGTATGAGGTCAGAAATGTCCTCTGCTAAAGCATTGTTGAACGAAGAGCAGTTTAATACTTTCATGAGAGCTGCAACTATTAACCAGACCATCTTGAATGATGCTTCATTTAAAAGAATGAATGCAATGAGTCAAGTAGTATCCAGTACTAAAATTGCTGGCCGTGTATTACAAAATGGTTACAAATCTACAAATGTTACACAAGATAGTCTTACTGAAGCTGATGTTGATTTCGGTAAAACTGAATTAGTATCCACCAAACTCAAAGCAAAAACAAGCATCTTAGATGACGATAAAGAAGATAACATTAGTCGTGAAGCTTTCGAACAAACTTTACTTACTATGATGGGTGAAGCAGTTGGTATTGACTTAGAAGCAGTATGTGTATTCGGTGATACTGCTTACACTTCAGGTAGTCCTGCTGCTGCAGACCCATTATTCAGTACATTGGATGGTTGGTTGAAAAACGCAACCACAATCGTATCCGACGGAGCAAAAGGTTCAGGTACTAAAGACTTTGATTTAACTGATGGTATTACTGCAATGTTCGATGAAATGTTATACAAAATGCCAGCAGCATATCGTCAAGCTAACCTCATGAAAGACTTGGTCTACTATGTACCTTTCGAAGTACAAGAAGCTTACAGAAACTTCTTAATTGACCGTGAAACCGGATTAGGTGACAGTTCCTTATTGAATGCTGACCAATTACAATACAAAGGCATACCAGTAAAATATGCACCAGTATTAGATGCAACTGATGGTAGAACCGTACACGGAAACGTAGCATCCATATTAACCGTACCTGAGTTCTTATGGTATGGTGTCTACAAAGACTTATCCGTCGAGCCTAACCGTATCGTTAAAGACGAAAACACTGAATACTTCTACCGTATCAGATGTGCAGCTGCAAACCAATTCAACGATTCTGTTATTTGTGCTGACATAACTGCTGCTGAAGCCGCAGCATTATTATAAAATTGATGTAAGGAGTGTGGCTTCTTATGTCAATGAAAATTAAAAAACAGATTAAACAACTTTTAGCTGATGACACCAGTCAAGGAACCGACATCACAGGTTTAAAAACCGATGTAGGTGACTTGAAAACTGCAGTCGGTGACAATAGTAAAGGTTTAGTTAAAAAAGCTAATGACCTTGAAACCGCTATTGGTGATGAAGATACTCCTGCAAGTATTCTCGGTCGTATCAAAGCATTGGAAGATGCTCAACCATCTGGTGAGGAATAATGGCAGCTAAAAAGAAAACAGCTCCAAAGAAAGGTGAATTATTACCTTTCGATGAGTTACCACATAATGTTAAACGTAACAGAAGAGCTTTATACGAATATATTAGAACCGGAGAATTACCTGAATAATTCTCCACTTTTTTTACAACACACAAAAAAATAGGTGATTTTAATCTATGACAGAAGAAATTACAGAAACAACACCAATAGAAGAAAACACACAGGTTGAAGATAGTGTTGATTTATGGATACCAGTTACAGATGTAATAAACTTCCATGGATTAAAACCTAAACAATTCAACTTGGATAAAGACGATACTTCTGGTTTAAATCAGATGTTATGTAAGTGGATCATTCAAGGACAATCATTAATTAATACTTATACTCATCGTGAGTATACTTCAGGTACTGTTACTCCTGCAGTGCAGAATATCTTGTTGCGATTAGTGTCTAATATGGTGACTTTGGCGATTCAACGCCGTGATACTCCTATTATTAAGGTGAATGATTGGACAATATCAACTGTTCCATCTGATATTTTCACTGATGACCTTAAAGAGGATTTGCGACCATTTGTTAAGGATACTGGTAGTGATTATAGTAAGCTTGGTTTTTTTGCTATTACTGGAGAGGATTTGGATGGTTCAGATAACGATTGATGTTGATACTTCCGTGTTGGCGGAGAAATTATCTCCTGATAAAGTGAGGGAAGCGACTACTCAAGGTTTGGATTATGCTTCCCAGGAAATGGTTAGAGTATTGGTGGGTAATTCCCCTGTTGACCATGGGCGATTGAAGGGATGGTTTGTTGAGTCCATATCTGATGAGGAAGCAGTGATTAAAACACCCGCCGAATATGCTCGATGGGTTAATGATGGGCATTCCCAACAACCTGGAAGATTTATTCCTGGAGAATGGGGTGGAAGCCGATTTAATTATAACCCAAGTTCTAAAACTGGAATGGTTTTAGTGGCTCCATTTGTTGAAGGCCAACATTTTGTTGAAGATAGTATTGCTGATGTTGAAGGCCGACTTGACGGTTACTTCCTGAAAGCATTAAGTGAGGTGTTAGGATGACTAATTTAGTTACTGGTTTTGATAATGTTTACACAATCATTAAAGGTTGTGTTGAAGCCGAAATGGTGGAGAATGGATTATTGGAGGATGTTGAAACATTTATTCCAGTATATACTGAAGAAGAACATGTTGAAGAACCGGTAGTTTGGATGCACCAACTGCAGACAAGGGTTGGTAGACAAGCAGATATTAGTCAAACGATGGAATTAACTACACCTTTCCAATTCAACTGTGCAGTATATGAATCGGAGATTGAAGATGCTAACAAGGAAACTCAAAACCTCGCAAATCGTGTAGGTTTATCTATACTAAAGAACTTCCTACAAGTACAAGCCGATTTACAAATACCAAGAACAATCAAAAACATAACATTCGAAACATACTACCCACTCGGAACAATAACTGTCAACGGCAAATCCGAACGCTTACCAGTAACAGGCATCGTCTTAAACGTCAACTTCATAGTAAACTGGACAATGTGTTGTAAACAATTACAAAATAATAACGAGGAACAACAAAATGAATAGAGGATTTGGTCTTGAGGTGGAAGGGTCATATGGGTCACCATCCATAACCACCGCAAACTTTGACCCAGACTTCTGGAACACAGCAAACGAAGTCGACTTCAAACTCAACGATGAACCCGTCACAAGGTCAGGTTCATCCCGTATGAACAAAAGAGCCCGTGCCGGAGTAATGAAACCAACAGGCTCAACATCAGCAGATGCTGACCTCCAACAATTAGGATACTATTTCTTCGGATTCCTTGACAATTATGTTTACACCGCCGGAGGCTCCGGTGCAACAGAACATACCCATGAATTCTACGGTGGCGAAGGCAAAGAACTACCAAGTTTCCGTGGAATCGTGATGTATGACATGCTCAAGAAGTACATCCGTGGAATGTTAGAAGACGGTATGAAATTAGAAGTCAGTAATGAAAACATGACTGTTGGTGCAGATTGGATCTACAGTACAGAATCCGCTGCAATTAATGAAGCTTTCACTCAACCTGATGAGTTAACTAATGAACAGATTTTCATCATGTTTTATGATGTGTCTTTGAAATTGAATAGTAGTGCACTTGATGGTGTAAGTACTGCTTTCAGTTTTGAGGGTAAGAATAATCATAATGTTGATGGTACTATTGGTTTAGGTTCAAGGTATCCGCAGAAAAGGGCATTGGCTGGTAAACGTGAGAATACTCTCAGCATTACCACTACATTAACTTCCGATACTGCACGTAGTATTTTGAATGCACAGTACGGGGAAGTTAACGCTACCAGTCCGTCCAGTTGTAAAATATTACAAGTACCATTAGAAGTGAATATTGCACATTGTGAAAACGCTAACATCAGTTGTAAGATTCTATTCTCAAAATGTACTGTGAGAGTAGAATACAACATGTCCGGTGTAGATGCAATTGAAGCAACTATGACACTCGACACACTCGGGTCAGGTACAGTCACATTGGCGGATGACACTACCGAAGTAGCAACCGACATGTATGTTAAATTAGTTAACAATCAAGAAAAAATTGAAACAAGCGATAGTTAAAAAAATTTTTTATTTTTTCATAGAAAACCTCCTTAAGTAGATAGAATCAGATACCCACAATATTAGAGCATTTTAGACTCTAAAATTGTGGGTATTTTTTTTTTAAAAAATAATTTATGATGGTGATGATCCAGATGTCAAATAATGAAATGTTACAAAAAATAACCCTTGGAACCGAAGCAACAGAAACAGTGAAAATCGAAGTAAACGATATTACCGCAGAATTTGAAATCAGACCGTTAACAAGTGGTGAGCTAAGTAAACTTCAAGCAATGGAAAAACAAGGGTTCCAGATGAAAGTAGGAGTTAACCCACAAGGTAGAAGACAGAATGTTCAATCTAATATGACTGATGTTAATGTTAATGCTGGTGAATTCAACGAATACCAAACTGAAGCAATGTATACTGCGATTGCATGGAGTTTAAGTGTTGGTAAAGAAACCGTTAAACCAGATATGATTAAAGAATTACCAACCGGTGTGCCGGAGGATTTATTCGAACATATTATAAACATCAGTAAATTATCTGATAATGATTTAACAGTAATTAAAACCTTTCGCAAAGACACCGGCGGCGAAGATAATTTATAAAACCCATTCTAATGGTGCTTCATTAGTTACTTCTTATAATGACGCTACAATGTTACAACAAGCATTCCTTGGAGTAATGGCGGCAGAGGAAATAACTTTTGAGAAAACATTAGATGCGAAATTAACCGCTTTATGTGAAGCGAATGGTATAAAATTCAAGAAAAAATAGGATGTGGAATATGAGTGATGAAATAGAAATTATACTACGAGCAATCGATAATGTATCGGATATTTTCTCCAGTATTACCAGTTCTGCGGAGAGTATGGGTTCAAGTATTGAACAAACTGCAACAGAAGCCAGTACTGGATTGGGAGAAATAGACAGTAGTGCCACTGATGCTGGTGGAAGTATACAGGACATTATTGATTATTGTCAAGATGTCGATGGTTCCGGGTTTGATGAAGCTTCCAATGCTGCGGATGAATTAGGTTCTGCAGCTGATGAAGCAGCAAGTGGAACTGATAATGTGAACAGTGCCCTTGGTAGTATTAATGGTGCTGGTTTTGATGACGCTGCAGCATCTGCAGATGACTTGGAAAGAGAAGTATCTGAAGCCGACCAGGAAGTCCAAAATTTAAGTAATGACTTAGCCATTATTAATAGTGGAATGTTGTTACAGACTGCTGACCAAGTTAAAGGTATTGGTTCGAGTGGTGAGAGTATGGCTCAAGGAGTAAACACTGCAGCCATATCTGTCGGACAATTATCCACTGTTGCTGGTGTTGCTGAACCACAAATGATTAAACTGGTTCAAAGTATTGCTAATGTAACTTTCCCTAAAGAGGAAGCAATGCTGTATATTAAAAACCTTGTTCAAATCGGTGTGGAAACCGAAAACCTTGGAAGTTCCGCTACTTCTTTGGATAAAATACACGATGCTTTCGGTTTAAGTGCAGAAAGGACTGCCCAATTTGCTCAGGAATTGAGTGTATTAGGTGTGGATATGAACCATCTCGAAACATCATATAATGCACTTGCTTATGCAAATGCAAATACTGTTGGTGGTATGGATAACTTCTTCCGGTTCTTACAGAAATATGATGCTCAATTCAAAGAATTAGGATTAGATGTAGACCAGTCCGCAGTATTAATCTCCGCTGCAACTAAAAAATTCGGTGGAGGTAAAGCCGCATTCAGTGGACTTGGTGAAGCTATTAAAGGCAGTAATGGTGATTTAAGAGAATTAGAAAAATCATTAGACCTTGCACCTGGTAGTTTAGATAATGCAAGTGCCGCTACAGCCGAGTATGAAGGACAATTAGAACAATTAGCCGGAGAGGAAATGGAGCATAAAACCGCTTTAGACCATTTAAGTGCGGCTTGGGACCAGTTAAGTTTAAGTCTTTCACCAGTATTGGCACCGTTAGGGTCTGCTATTGGTTTGATTGGTCAGTTAGGTGGATTTGGTCTTCAGTTGAATGGTTTGAAACAGTTAGGTTCAATGTTCATGTCTCTTGTTAGTAGTGTTAGTGCTTATGCGGCAGGATTATTTGGTTTAACTGCGGCTGAAGAAGCTGAAGCAGCGGCGGCTGCTACTGGTACTGCTGTGAAAGAAGGGGAAGTTGTGGCGAATGAGGCTGTAGGTGCATCGGCAACTGCAGCTGCAGCTGGTGAATCATTAATGTTATGGCCATTATTATTAATTATCGCTGCAATCGTAGCATTGGTTGCGATTGTGTATGAAGTAGGTAAAGCTTTCGGATGGTGGGATGATATTCCTGGAATGTTGGCCGCTATTTGGGATGGTCTTAACCGTATGTGGAATGCTTTCATTAATCACCCTGATGTTCAGGCGGCGATTGCTGCTATTACATCGGCGTTGCAATGGTTATGGGGTGAGATTCAAAAGGCCGGTCAAGCGGTGATGGAGTTCTTCGGCATTACCAATGATGGTAGTTTTGATATTGTCAGGGCATTGATTGATACTGTTGGTGCTGCTTGGAATATGATGCGTACTAATATAATGAATGTTGTAACTGTTTGTATGATGCTATGGAATGCAACGGAACCTCTCCGTAATGTATTAATAGAGATTGGAGGATACCTCCTTGGTGAATTTATGGCTGCTTTAAATACTGTAGCACAAATCTTCGGTGTAATATGGAATGGAGTATCACAGTTAGTGAATATTTTCCAACAGTTCCAGGATGGTCAGATTAGTTTACCTGGTTTGCTGATTGGTATTTGGTCAACATTGAATACAATGTTTGCTCAAGTGTTATCTTTAATTATTCAAAATGCTGCAAGATGGGCTTCCCAGTTAATCAGTTGGGCTGTACAAGCCGGTAGTGGTTTTGTATCTAATATTATTAGTTTCATATCTCAGTTACCTTGGAGAGTATTAGCCTTTTTAACTACTGTTCTTGTGTATGTGGTGCAGAAGACTACTCAATGGGTTAATACTGCAAGGAGTAAAGCATCTCAATTGGTTAGTCAAGTAGTCTCCTTTTTAAGCCAGTTACCAGGTAGAGCATTATCCGCATTACTTGGTGTGGTATCTGCCATAGTATCCGCAGGTAGTCAATGGGTAAGTAATGCAAGGAGTAAAGCATCACAAGTAGTGTCCGGTGTAGTCGGTGCATTATCAGGTTTACCTGGGCGAGTTGCATCTGCAGTAAGTGGAGTAGTATCTGCAATTGTATCACCATTCCAAACCGCTTATAGTCGAGTGATGAGTTGGGTTAACAAGATTAAAAGTGCCGCTTCAAGTGTACTGCATTTAGCCGCAGGTGGAGAAGACTTCCTTGCCGCTGGAGGAGAAGACCTACTAACCGGAGAAACATTCGACATCACATCCGGTAAAAGTATTGACGTAGACGGGTCAATTGATATTAACCTAAACGTGGATGGATTACCAGAAGGAGTCAGTGATGATCAAGTCAGCCAAATTTTTGAAGAAATGATTAATGATCCAGATTTCAAAGATGAGTTAATCCGCCAAATCGTAGGGTCAAAATTATTCCAAAGATTGGATGCTAAAGAAAAGAACAGGTTATTGAGGATTAATAATCGAGCAAAAGGAGTATAAGATTATGGAGAAGATTATAGTTACTCCGGGTAAAGTTAGAGGTTTAGGCAATGTTCTTGTTAAAGACAAGAATGTTGCTTATTCTAATGTTTACACCGAGGAAAGTAGTGTAGTGGATGAGGTTATTGATGGTGTTAGTTTCCCTGTCAGGACTTTGTCTTATGTGAATAGTTTGTTGTATTTCACAACTTATACGAGCCGTGTTGTGCCTGGTGCCGAGTATAGTTTTGCTGGTGTTGTTGTGGATGAATCAACTGGTGAACCGTTATCTGGTGCGACTGTTTCATTACTTGTTGATGGTGATTCGGTGGATACTGATACATCTGATAGTGATGGTGTTGTATCATTTACTGGTATTAGTTTTAGTACTGCTGGTGTTTTTGATGTGCAATTATCCTACAGTAATGTGAAATCCGGTAAGGTTGTTGTATCCTGTATTGACCCTGACCTTATTAGTGTTGGTGATGTGTGGTTGAATACTGGTGTAACTACAAGTGTTTCCGCAGTAGTGTCTGATGAAGGTAGTGTTGTTGGTGGAGTGCCTGTTGGTTTAAGCTTCAACGGTACCTTATTAGATACACAAGTTACTGACAATGATGGTGTTGTCAGGTTTAATGTTACTGGTACTGGTAATGACCGTACATTAGTATTGAGTTGTGGGTCTTGTACTCAGAACCTAAATGTTTATGATGATGTTTATCATATTCATCAGGGTGTGGAAAGTGTCGCCTCCGACACTACCCTACTTAACTGGGGACAATCCACCGCTCAAATCGAATTATTAAGCGAGGGCTTCAGATTAACACCAACAAACAATACTAACAGTATTTATGGTAAAGTCTTCGCCACTTATGAAGAGGAAATGTATACTCCTTACTTGTTTGAAGAAGGTATAGTTGAATTCACCTACAAAGGCGGTACGGGGACTTATCCGTTAGGTTTCCGTGCTTGGAAAAACTATAATGGAGATGAATTATTCGCATTAGGTTACAATAGTAGCAGTGGTAAGTATAATGTGAATGTAAGGCAATCCGGTAGTATGGTGAATACT